CCGTAGGGGGTGTCTGCCTTGTATCGGTTAGCGAAATGGTTTAAGGTCCTTTCGTGAGGAAGGGCTTTTCCGTACGCCATTAGCACGGTACTAGCCTCGACCCGGGTGACTCCTTCTCGGTAGCTACGGAGCTACTGAGTTCGACCATTCGCAAGTTGAGGAACAAGGGGGTGTCGGGCAGCCGGCGCAATACCGGCTGTCCAGCAGCCTCATCGGTCTTAACGACGGAGAGACCACATATGGGAACCCGTAACTTCAATGAACCTGATACAACCGAGCAACTCGGTTGGGAACCAGCCTCCTGTGAAGGTGAGGACATACCCTTTACGCAAGACAGCGTACGTGAATACGTTACGTCGTACAAGCGAGGGGGAAAGTCCGGAACCAACACGCCGAAGTACTACTCTCGGCTGGAGTCTGGTGACCTCCTACCCCTAAATGCGTACCATCGTTGGGACGCCACGGGGACGAGATCAGGTCAGTACGGGTGCACTTTTCAGTGCGATAGCGACCCGGTCACGATGACCGAGTTGACTAACACCGCGCCACCATTAGGGTTCGCCCTTCATGATAACGCGGTTGAGGGTACCATATCCCTCCCGGCGGCACTACCTTCCTGGAGTGACGTCAACACGGACGCGCTGGTGCTCGCTGCAATGGCGAACACCCTCCCCGACCTCGACGTCCTGACAACGGTCGTTGAGCAAAGGAAGACCATAGATATGGTCTTGAATGCGCGTTCAGATGCGAAGCGCCTGATCCGTCAGGCCCTCAGGGGCGGCTTGTACACAGTGAAAGCTGCGTCAGACGCCTGGATGGCTTGGAGATACGGCTGGCAACAGCTGGGTCGTGACGTCGCCAACGTTTACGATTTCATCACCAAGCCCATCACATCCTATGTGGTGGAGGGACGGAGTGGGACCTCGATTGATGGTAGTTTTACCTACATTGACGGTCTCACATGGCAATCCGTAGCTCTCGACCTGATCCATGTGTACGACTACGACATAAGCTATCGAGCTAACGTCGTAGGAGTAATGAAAGCCGAAACGCTGAACTACTTAGCGAATCCGGCGATCACCGCATGGGAGACGGTGCCATACAGCTTTGTTGCCGACTGGTTTATAAATGTCGGCGACGTCCTTGGCGCGTGGAAAGCAAAAGCCTCATTCTCGAGGTTCCATTGCTCCTTGGGCCGAAAGCTGTCCCTTACGGTAGATGGGTATACCCAGAACATCCGTCAGGGCTCCTCGGCGGCCTTCACTGGCCAAAGTGGTGGTTGGTCATCAACCGAACGGTATGAATCGCGGACACGTGTGCCCGCTAGCATGCCATCCTTAGTTCCGTCCATTTCCGTTGACCTCAATAGCAAACGTATCCTTGATGCCGCTGCTATTTGTGCGAAACGTATCCTTTAACCTATACAGGAGTATAGAAAGTGGCAAGCTTTACCACTTCCATTACCGAGTTCTCCGATAAGGAGAATAACCGGACCTACATGGTTTCGGGACACACGGTACAGGCGCCTCGGCTTCTCATCCAGAAGCGCAGGGTGCCGACCACGCTGAAAGGGGTCGCTGAGACCCACTTGATGGTGGTCTACGGGACTGAAGACGCTGAGGGTAATCCTTTGGCGTCCAAGGTCGTGTTCGACGCAGGCGTCCGCTATCCGGCGGATGGTCAGAGTGACGATGTCACCGCGGCCCTTGCCGTCTTCCGTGACTTCGTGGCCAGTGACGAGTTCACCGCAATGGTGACCTCGCAGGCATACGTCCAGTGAAACCCGCCCGGCTGCCTCCTGCCGCCGGGTGGACTCTAGTCGCTTTAGCCTTCGTGGCCCCAGGCGACATGATCCTGGACTTCGATAGCCTTCGGGCTGTCCTCTCTGACTGTACTGGAGGTATTCTAGATGAAACCCCCGACGGGCCGATCTCAAACGAGACTGAATCCTTTCAAGGTTGCCCTACACCTGATCAGAACACTGCTCCCCCCGACGGATCCTATCCGAACCCGGGTAGAGGGGATGATACGGGCGAGAGACTTTACCTCGCTCGCGAGTATTGGTAACATCGAGGATCGCGAGTATCACGATCCCGAGATTGCGTCGGTTCTGGCTCAGCGTCAGATCGCTGCTCTATTCAAGAAGAACGAGCAGTTTGCCGACGAGAGCAGATGTGCCTCAGCCGCCCGGACTACGTTCGAGCGTGGAGAATGCATCTGCCGAATCACCAATAAGAGGCTTGACCACTATTACCTACATCCGGATCGTCTAGACCCGGAGATCGGTCGGTGGCTTCCTCGAATGGAGCAAGAAATTGCTTTCCTGCTTGGTGATCGGTCCGACTTCGACAGCGCAATGCCGTCGTTGATTCGTGTTACCAATGGAGCAACCCAGGACCGTCCGCGACGTCGATCCCTCCCATTCCTCAAAATAACGGGAATGTTGAGGGCTCCACGTGCGGCGATTCCCGCGTTGGGTCGTCTGCTTCAATCGTATGGAGTAGATTTAACCTCCTGCAAATTTACAGGCGTTGAGCGCAATGCTATTACGCTTGTTCCGAAGAACTGGAAAACTCATCGCACTATTGCGAAAGAGCCGACACACTCACTACCGTTCCAACTCGCGTTGGATTCTTGGTTCAAGACCAAGTTACGGCGGTGGGGGATCGACTTGAGTTCCCAGGCGAAGAATCAGGAATTCGCTCGCATAGGGTCCATTGATGGATCCTTAGCGACCGTTGACCTGGAGATGGCTTCCGACACGCTAGCATTTAATTGCGTGGCGTGGATGTTGCCATATGAGTGGTTCGAGCTCCTAAACTCCTTCCGCTCGTCTTCGTTCAGCGCTTCTTGGG